ACCAGCCGTAGTTCCAGCAGCGGTTCCAGCCGTAGTTCCAGCAGCGGTTCCAGCCGTAGTTCCAGCAGCGGTTCCAGCCGTAGTTCCAGCAGCGGTTCCAGCCGTAGTTAGCCCAGGAGCAGCAACTGTAGCCGTAGGGGCTAAAGCACCCCCAATACCGCCACCAATAGCGCCTGTAGCACCACCTACTAATGCACCTTCAAGTGGATCTCCGCCTTGAATAGCCGCACCAGCCCCGCCAGCAGTAGCACCTACTGCCGCTCCGATTAACATTGCCTCGCCTACGCCGCCACCAGCCATATCACACCTCGTCTAAATTAAGTAGTACTTTATCATGTCGTTGCCTTTTAAACCACTGTTCCAGCAGCGTTTATCCAGTTTGTTCCATTCCAATAAATCGGCCTGCCAATAGTCGTGTCAAAGTAGTACTGTCCTACCTCTAACCGCTCGGTTGGTCTGTTTGCCGTAGTGCCAGCTGGAGGTACGGTAACGTTCTGGGTGAAATTATCAATTTGGTTAAAGTACAAGCGCAAGGCATTAGTAAGCTGGTCAATGTAGCGCTGGTCATAAACAATAGGCGCAACTAGTAAGTTAGGCGCTTTTGAGGGGCGAAGTGGGATAACAGCCATTAACGTCTTCCGTCTGGTCTAATATCGATACGGGGACTACCTAACTGCCAAGCCACTCCTAAGCCAGTAGACTCAATCCTAAAGCTCATCTGACGGGCGCGTAGGCGGGTATAGACCTGACCATCGAACTCCTGAACCTCGTATGTATTGCGGCTGGTGTAGTTTTGTGTACTCTGAACTCGTGGGTTATCTGCAGTACCATAAGGCGTTCCTGAGTTCTGCCGTGGGCGCAGAGTCATCGTAACCGAGGGCTGATTTGCATTTGAGCCGTTAAACGTAATGTCTGGCAGGATACGCCACACAAAGCCAAAGTTATGCCCGTCACCAATGTCAAAGTCAGACGACTGGATATACGCTTCAATTGGTACTGGGGTTAACCCTGATACGTCATCTACGTTGGCTTCATGGAACAAAATCTTGTTGCCCGCTGGGTAGGCAGCCATTGGGAACTGCCGCAAACCTGAGTCTAACCAAGCTGTTCTATTCATTGTGCCGTACGACCATACCCGCTCAAGGTAGTTGTAAATAATGTACTTATTAACCGAGTTAGACCCTTGCGAGCAGTAGAACCACCATACTTCGTTGTAGGACTCATTTGACCCCGCAAACACTTGGAACGCTTGGTCTTTGTTAATGTCGTCAAAAACGAACTGCCATAGCGAACATGGTAAGGTTTCTACACGACCTGTATATGAGAAGAACTTATCTGTGCCCATCCAGTAAGTCACGTTGTTTACCGTAATTGAAGCGTTAGGCGATATGATGGTAATGTTGTCTTGCAACAACTGAAAGCCCCAGACGTACGGCGGCCCTAAATACTGCATAGAGTAAATAGCAGCGTCTGACCAAACCAAAATCTCTTGGCGGGTAGATTTTGCGCACATAATAAACGAACCAATATTTAGGCGGTACTCACCTGACTGGTTTGTAGCTTCTGGCACCCAGTTAAATGGATCTTCTTGGTCAGACCAGCGCACTAATAGCGGATCAAAAGGTGTGGTTGGGTTAGTTGGGTCATATGGATTTGAACCAAACGTAATTACAAAACGCTGAATTGAAGAGCCAATAATTTGATTTGTTTGATTTGGAACAAAGTCTTGATAAGTATAAGAAGTGCCTGGAACCGTTGCACCAGAAGCCAAAGTGCTTAATTCTACCGCCCGTACAGAAACGCCAGTAACTGCACTCCAGTAATAAATAGCGCCACCACGAGGGGCAATAATTAAATCTTGCCCAAAGTTATCGTTTGTCCAAAGGCGTAACTGCTGCCCAATACCCACAGCCGCTGCAGTGCCCCAGCCCCGTACAGGAGCAACAGGCGTAGAAACCACAACTGTACCGCCCGAAGCTGCAGTCGAGGTAGTTAAATAAGTAGTACCTCCAATAACGGTAGAAATTGTGTAGGTGCTGGAGCTAGTTACGGTAACTGGAAACGCCTTTTGCAAGACTAAACGATTGATTCCGCAGGCGTCTGCAGCAATACTCTCAAAGTAAACGTAGTCTCCAGACGTTAAACCATGCGCTGATTGAGTAACCGTAAGGACTGAAACGCCAATGCCAGCAGCCGTAAACGGGTTTGTTAATGTTGTGTTTACATAGGAAGGCCAAGTTCCTGCACCCCAGCCAGTACCAACAATAAAGGTGTCCAAGCCGGTATTTATTTGAAAAGCCATCGTAATAGCAGTACCGCCGCCAGTAGCGGTTGAGGTTGCGTTGCTTGCTACGGTAAACGTAAAGGTGTCTAGGTCCACATACGTAATTTGATGCTCTGCATTTAACTCCGTGGCAGGTATCCCGCCCACGGTTGTAGCACCAGAAATGGTTACAAAGTCGCCTGTAACACCGCCATAGTTTGCATAGTCAATCGTAATGACATTAGAACCGTTAGTCGTCTTAATGATGTTATTTGTTGTCGGCGTAGAAGCGGTAGTAAACGTAACACGGATAGGGGTTACATCGTTGTATTCGCCACCAAGCTCAATGTAGTATTTAAGATTTGTACCAACACCCAGTAAGTTAGCGCCGTTTAAAGTAACCCAATTCCACAGCGAACGGGCTATGCCCAGAAACGTCTCGTTAGACAAACGAATCCAGCCGCCAATCTTCTCAGGGTAGCCAGAACGAAACCGCACCTTGTCGCAGTCAAAGTAACCGCCCTCGTTGGAGTAGTCAGTACCTTCTCGGTTAAGCCCCGGTCTAAATTGTAGTTTCTGTAGTGGCATACGGGTTAACCCTAAGCGTAGACGCGTGTTCCTGATTTATCAATGATAAGCGCTTGACGGCGTGGTGTCATGTCTTTTGTGTTAGGTATGCTGATGTGCGTCCACCTGTCAAACTCACGAATGACTTGGTCGTAGCCAATACCTGATGCAATCACGGCTTTAACTACTTCGTCTGGTGTCATGCCAGGGACCCTAATATCAGCAGCACAACCAATACGATGTTGTGACGTATCCTTAGAACCCACTGCGTCATTGACTTGTTTAGAGCGAAATGCAGAGTTAATCATTACAGGCTTACCACCCAGCACGGTCTTAACTTCTTCTAAAAAAGCAGCTAAGCGTTGTAAATTAGCGGTTTCGGCTTCGTTAGGAATATTATCAAACTGCCTGTGGCTAGTAGTCGTAAGTTCATCAAGGGTAAAGTGTTCACTTAGATTCATTTTTCTCTTTCGCTCTCATGTCCATAATCTTCTCAAGGGTGCGACCGCCAAAGTAAAAACTCATAATTAACATACCCCATTGACCAAGCAGTTCTACGTAGGCTTTGTTGGTATCTAGGTCAAATGCCGACATCATGGCAAATACAAAATAGCCACCAAGAATAAAGATTAAAGTCATCGGACGGATGTTTTTAGACAGCCAGCTATCGCTGTTCATGTCGGCTTGAAGTCTTGCAGTCAGTTCATGTTGCTCTGCAGCATCAGCATTAATCTTAGCCAACTCACCGTTTTGTTGCATTTCAAGCAGTTTTAACTTAGCCTGTTCAGCCTGTGCTGGATCTGGAAAGACCTTGTCTAGTATCTTGCCGCCAATGTCTAGTAATGCGCCTAATGGAAACATTAAAAAGCTCCTAAAATAAACTTAAGCCACAGCGTCACAATCAGTGCCGCCACAAAACAATAAAACTGCACCCGCCTTACTGCCTTTAAATCATGCTGGAACTCTTCGTTATCTTTGCGTTCCATATTTTCAATATCTAACTTAATCTTTAGAACCGCTTCCCACTCTTTAGCGCCGTACTTCTTAACAAAATCAATCTTAAGTTTGGCTTCTTCATCACTTATTTGCTTCTTTTTTTGCCAATCTTCTAACGCCTTGATTAATGCTCTTTGTTTCCTAAACTCTGCTTCTCGCCTTGCCCGTATGCGCTCTTGCGCTTGCTGCTGGGCTACATCTACGGCGTCTCTTTGTATGTTCTCAATCTGCTTAGAAACTGACTTGCCCGCATCACGAGCAGAATCCAGCCCAGAACTAAGCCCCTTTGCTCCTTCGGACAAACCCAGCAAGTCGGACATATTTCAATTTTTGCACCTTATTAAGTCTTGATAATGAAGTTAATACCAAGGTACGGCGGCAAGTTAGCGTTTGTTCCGCTTACACCAGTAGAATCGTTGATTGTAGCTACAGTGATTCCAGTAGATGCTGCTCCAGTAGTAGAGACAATTCCAAGGTTAGTACCACCTACACTAGAAGCAACACTAGTGCCTCCACTAAACAAAGCAAAATTACCCCCCGCACCTGTTCCGTGATTGTGGGTTGGGTCTGCTACAGTTGACGTAGCAGTGTGCGTATGGCTTACTACAACTGCGTCTGCGCTACCGCCTGTTGTGCCTACGGTTGTTCCGTATGGCATGCGGTTTGTATAGTTTGGTAGGTTAAATGTAGTTGAGCCATCTCCAACACCAAAGGTTGTACCGACTATGGCAAACAAGGCAGCGTAGGTCGTGCGAGATACCGCAGTACCAGTACAAAGTAAAAACCCTGATGGCGCACTGCCTGTGGGCCACATCACTAAGCCCCCTGTTGGCACACCGTTAGCCAGTACAAAAGCTGTTGTAGCTATCTGAGTAGTATTAGTTCCTGCTGCAGCAGTTGGGGCAGTCATTACCCCAGAAATAGAACCTGTAGTTAACGAGGTAGCGCCAGTAACGCCTAAAGTACTAGATAAAGTAGCAGCACCTGTTAAAGCCGTTGTGCCTGTAACCGCTAAGTTGCCATTTACAGTTTGATTTCCTACGGTGTTTATTTGGGTAGGGTAAAAGTTAGTTCCATCGCAGTAGACTGAGGCAGTAACGCCGTTAGGAACAACCACGCCCGTACCAGAAGAACCGATAATCTGCACCGCAAAACCGCCAGTTGTGCTGTTTTTGATAACGTAGGTCTTTTCTACCAACGGGGCAATCAGGTTGCGCTGGGCTGTGTTTGTGCCTATTAGCACCAGAACTTGGTTTCTAGCCTCGTCTGACACGCCGTTAAAGTTGGTCATGGTGTAGTTTGCGTCTACCATAGTGATAGTAACAACCCCAGCAATAGCCTGCTCAATAAGCGCGCCAAGATTGTTATTCGTGGTCTGACCCCAGATACCAGACTGATCGCCGTCACCGATTAATTCGATGCGTAGCGAGGGTGAAAAGGTAGATGCCATAGTGTTCCTTAACCTTGTGTGTTATCGACTATTGTCCAGTTGGAATTTTGGTCGTTTCCGACTTCAACCCAAGTAATGCTTTGACTGTTGTTTATTGCACTCCAAGTCACTGACTGGTCATCGTTGATTCTAAACCAACCGCGTGGTATTTGCGAGTCTAAAAGGGTTAAATTTTCAGCAATGCTTGATAAGAAATCAGCCCTTACTGAGGGGGTGTCTGCAGCGTTTAAGTTCTCTATTATGGACGCCAAAAACTGTGCAGTAATATCCTGTGCATCAGCAGATCCAAAGTTCTCAATAATGTCTAAAAAGAACAGCGAGATAATAGTGGCTGCATCGCCCATTAAACTGTTTTCGGTAATGTCCTGTAAAAGCTGAGCAGATACGCTGTTAAAGTCCAACGATTCTATGGCTTCGGTTTGGCTTGAAGCAAACTGGGCGGTAATAGCCCGTATGTCGTTTAAATCGCTGTTTTCTGTAATGGTTTGACCAAAAGCAAACTGCTGGGTGTTAGCATCAGCTACTTCATTTATTGGCTCGCTTATATCTTGCAGTGCAGCAAAATAGACCTCGTATACATCAGCGGCGTCAAAGTTCTCGGCTCGGCTAACAGCAAACTGGGCCTCTATGGCTGGGGTGTCTGCTGGGGTAAAGTCTTCAGTCAGGCTAGAAGCAAACTGGGCAGTAATCTCAGGGGTGGCTGCCACCGACATGATCTCATTTAAAAGCCCGTAAAACTCGCCAGTTGTAGTATCAAATTCTAGTAACTCAATGTTTTCAGTAACGTCACCTAAAAAAGCAGCTGTGATGTTATTGACATCTTCAAGCCCCGAATTCTCCGTTACTTGAGCGTCATGGAATATGTTTGCCAGCGAAGCAAACGGAGTTTGAGCAAAAGCACCTATTCCAAACATTTAAACCTTTAGCGCTTTTAGCTCGTCTAAATCTGTAGCTTGGTCAGCCAGTTGGGTAATATCACGCAGCCTTTGTTTCTCGGCTACGATTGCGGTTGTGTCTTGGTTCTGCTCTAGCGCACGTTGAAAAGCAATATCTTGAACCTGCAGTAATGGCGCACGCGCAGCACGAAGGCGGTCTTTAGTAATTGCCTTGGCTTTTTCTAAGTTAATGGTAATCATTCTTGATACTCCCATGCGTTACGGAATGTGCGGTCTTCTGGTATGTCTGAGACGTCTACAATCTTATATGGCTTACCTTCTGGTACGTCTTTGGCTGCAAGTTCTTCAATCGTGTGTGTTTCAAGATACTCAGGAGTTGGTATCAAAATAGATACACCGCCATCATCGTTTGGGTAGATTATTCGTTGGTTCATTTATTTATCCTGATTAACGGAAAGCAACATAGTTTACTTGGTCCATATCTACTAAAGCAGCATCGTTATTTTGAACAATTACAAATCTATTAGCAGAAGTTGTTTTTACTGCAGATGCTGTATTAGTATTTACTGCATTGGTTGTATATCCACTTCCTGTTCTGTTAGTCGAACTAAAAGGAGAACCAAGAGAAGCATAGTTAGTATCAGGCATAGCAGTGCTAAAGTTCACTGTGTAATCGCCAGTACCGTTGTCGCCAATAGAACTTACGTTACCAGAACCCCGAATAGCAATCGTACCAGTACCGTTAAAGTTTACCCATGCTCGACATCCGTATGCTGTAGCTACTGAACCATAGCCTGAGTCAAATTGCAACAAACCAGCAGAAGTAATACGCATCCGTTCTGTAGCATTGTTTGCACCAAAGCGAAGTGAGTTATCAGAGTTAACATATATCACATACCCCTCATCAACTCTTCCGCTATCACCAAATATGACTCCAGTATTGCCTGAGTCAGTTGAAACTATTGAGGTGTATTGGCTTCCTGTGCCAGATACTTGAAGTCTTTGATTAGGATTATTTGTACCAATACCAACGTTACCGCTAGAGTCAATACGCATCCGTTCTGTGTTGTTGGTATAAACCGTAACAATACCTGCTGCACCGCCCCCAGCTAAAATAAGTTCTGTTCCTGAATTACCAACTATTCTAGCGTTATTTGTTGATGTTGAAGAATCATTTCCTAAAAGAATAGCCCCACCATTTGTGCTGTCAGCAATTTGTAAAACCCTACGAGCGCCATTAGTTCCTATGGTTGTGACGCCTATACCTACATTGCCACTAGAGTCAATACGCATACGTTCTGAATTATTTGTGGCAAATAATATCGGGGAATTAATACTATTCCAAACTGCAGCAGCATTAGCAGTTCCAAAAGAACCACCACCAGAGCCGTCAACAGCAAAATAACAAGTCCCTGCTCCAGTAACAACCCTTAGTTGTGTTGAACTTGTTGCTGTTGTGCTAGTTGCAGTAAAGGCTGTATTTGCGGAAGAAATATGTAATAGTGTAGATGGGCTGCTAGTGCCAATACCAACAAGTCCACTAGAGTCAATCCGCATCGACTCAACGCCGCCCTCAGAGAAAGCAATGGTGTCGGCGGTGGGGGAGAAGATACCTGTGTTGGTGTCGCCCGTAAATGTGAGTGCAGGTGCGCCTGCAGATCCTAAACCCGTAGCCAGTTGCGTTGCGCTTGCAGAACCAAGTGTAGGTGTTACTAATGTTGGCGAGTTGCTTAATACAACCGATCCTGTACCCGTAGACGTTGAAGTTCCTGTACCCCCACCAGCGGGCTGTAATACACCAGACGAGTTTACGTTAGTGGCTAGGGCTGCTAGGTTATCTGCTTGTGACATATTTATACCTTTATTTTTGCGTTACCAGCAACTGTAATTCTGTACGCATCTGAGCTATAAAATGGATAGACGCTGTGGTTCATAGCTGCTGGAAACATACATATTTTGCCATTAAACGTCTTATCAACTGGAATAAGCTCAGGAATAATGCGCCCCAAACAGTCGGTGTATAAGAAAGAAAAATTACCAGCAGCGGGTACGCCAGCACTATATACAGATGGGTTAGCTAGTTCTTCTGCTATGGTGTACGGAATATCAAGCCATATTACAAAACTAAGTAAACCGCTATGATTATGCACTGGGTTTACCTCACCCTTTTTTTGAAAGTTAACCCATAAATCTTTTACGTCTACGGCTATATTACCTGCTAACGTATTGATTGACCGAATATACCCAAAGCTATTTTCATATTCTTGCATAACGCTAAATATGTATTGTTCAATCGCTGGCTGGCATTTAATAAGTTGGTACTCGTGCTGAATATTTCCAGCTAAATTAGCTTGGTATGGGGTAGCTTGCGTAAAATCGTTCTGTATTTCAGCAACTTCTTGATTTATTAAAGCCAATACATCAGAGGGTACATCATCAATTAAGTACCCTGTATTAGGAAAATGTATTGCTTTGTTATTTTGCATATTACGGTTTTGGATATTTATTTTTTACTGCTAGGCAAGCATCAATATAGGCTTGAACCTGTACTTGGTCGCCTTTTACTATGCCATCAAGATAGTCTTCCATTTTTGGATATTCTGCGGCACGTTTCCACTTGTATTCATTTGGATTAACCCATGCCTCTACTAGCGCAAGGTCATACTCAACAAGGTTGCCGTCTTTATCATATGCCTTATCATCAACAACCATTACAACATTTTGGTAGAGGGCTACAACAGCATCTTGGTTAATCATCCTTTAATCTCCATTAAAGTAATTGTAGAGGTTGGATACTGAATATAAGCATTGTTAGATTGATCGCCTTGCCTATTTATATAGCCAGTTCCAGCGCCACTTGCGCCTTGTATTTGATACGTAACTGCGCTTGTTGTTGCTGGGCTATCTAATACTGTTTTGGATGGTTGCATAATACGATAAGCTGTACCACCTGTAGATGTTCCTGTACCAGCAAGAAAAACGTTAATTTGATTTCCACCTGCAGAAGTTCCATTAAAAATAGAGCTTCCATTACGATTTAACCGAACGTACGGGTAAGTATCATTGTTAAAACCAAAAGCAACAGAAGTAATTATTAAAATTTTATTTGATGAGCTAGAGGGTGTAATGGTTGCAGAAAACCCTGAAACATCCGATAAAGATGTGCTTGACAAGGTTACAAGTGATGTAAAGTTAGTTGAGACAACTTGCAATACTGTACCAGCAGGTAAAGATACCGAACCCCAAGTAGGTGCAGAGCCAGAGCCGTTAGATGTTATTACTTGCCCCGAAGAACCGTAGTTAGCGCCGCTTAAACCAAACGCTCCGCTAGAAGCAATTCGTAGTCGTTCTGTGCCGTTAGTGTATGAAATTAAAGCTGCGGCTTCTCGTTGGATTAAGTTGACCTCTGAAGAGGTTCCGTCAATAGAAATTGTAAAACCATCATTAGTAGTTGTACCTGTATTTACGGTACTCATTTGAAATGTTGCTGGGCCACTAGCCGTAGAATTATTTATGTGTAATTGACGAACTGGACTAGCGGTACCAATACCTACACTACCGCCTGTGTAAACAAACCCACTATCCCCACCAAACGCACCAGCATTGTTGTATTGAACTTGGGTTGTTGAGCCGCCTGGGGCTACGCCCGTAGATGTGCCAGTACCACCGTTAGCTACGGGAAGAATACCTTCAACGGTATTAGCTAGGTTTACTTTAGTGGTTGTCATGGTTTAATTTTCTTTTAAATTAGCAAGCCATTAATACACAAGGCACACAGTAAGAACCGTCTGCATATGTGCAAGTTACATGATTTGAGGTTACTTTAGCGATTGTCTTAGAACGGACAATATCATCGCCTTGTGGTTTAGCAGTACCGTCACCAGCAGACATTAGCAAGTCACCTTTTTGGACTACAACACCGTTTGCAATGCGGATAATCATATCGCCTGTCATAGCCACATTCATATCGTCTACACCATAGTCGGCATCAATAGTCCAGTTTACAAACACGCCCGCAACATTAGTATCACCTTCTACATCAGATACTTTCATTTTGTTTAGCTGTTCATTGTCAGCAACAACACCGTCTTTTTCCCATACGCACATATCGTCAAGGTTAGACATTACTGTGCCTTTTAGGATGGTGTCGTCTTTAGAGCCGTCAGGCAGTTGCGACCAGCGAGATAAGTGACCACCGTTATATGAAACAGTAGTGCCTGATACTGAAATATTACCTTCTGATGTTCCGTCTTGTTGGAATTGAACCAATGCACCGTCTGTTGTTAAACGATTACAAAATAACAATTCATCGTTACGAGATATAACTATTGTTCCTTCTTTAATAATTCTAGTTCCAGCAACACTACTAGCTGTTGATGTTTTTCCGACTAAAACATCGCCATCAGAAGTAATACGCATCCGTTCTGTGGCATTTGTTCCAAATCTAATAAATCCGTTTTTAGAATTGTCAAAAAGCACATTTGTGCCATCGTGATAAATGTAGCCTTGCTCTACACCACTTGCACTAAAAGCTAAAATAGCATTGGAAGAACCATTTATTGTTATGTTTCCACGACCAGAAGAAGATAAAATTGCCGTAGTTCCACCAACAACAACATCACCAGCAGAGGTGATACGCATCCGTTCTGTTTGCACATTAGCACTATTACTAGTAACAAAAGCTAATGCTCCAGCATAGTTTGCTGATGTAGCGTTTTCTTTAACTCCCTTAATACTGCCAAATTGTGAAGTAGCGCCACCTGATTCAGATGTTCCGTAAAAAGAAATACCAGCACCAACACCAGCGGCTAATGCCGTTGTGTCAATAAGAACTGCATTTTTTCTTTCATCACCATAAACACTAGCAGCCCCACTTACTACTAATTTTGTAGCAAAACTAGATGGACTACTAGTACCAACACCTAAATTAGTGCCGTCAAACACAAACGTAGATGAACTAGCTAAAGCTCCAGTACCGTTACCGTAAGGAATACGACTAGAAGCCAAAGTAGTTAAACCAGTACCGCCGTTAGCCACATTCAACGTACCAGCCAATACAACTGCGCCTGTAGTAGCAGAAGCTGGGGTAAAGCCTGTTGTACCTGCGCTAAACGAGCCTACTGTACCAACCGATGCAATACCAAGATAGCGGACAGAAATGTTACCCGTACCAGCGGGAGGAGCGGTAAAAAAGGTAAGAGTTGTGCTTACTACTGTGTAAGTGCCAGGATCTTGAACCACACCCGAAATAGCTACTAACAATGACGCAGAGTTAGCTGGCACAGAATTCATTGTAAATACTGTTGTTGTGCCATCGCCGTTAAAGACTTGATACGTAATGGTGCTGTACAGATTTAAGTTACTAAATACTACGGCTTGGACTATATCTCCAGCATTTGCAGCAACAGCCAACGTGAAGGATGTGCCGTTAGTAGCAGTAAAGTCTGTTGTAGCTAACTTAACACCGTTTCGATAAACGTCAATTAAACCAACATTATATGTAACGCTAAATACAGTCTGACCAGCAGTTGCCGTAAAGTCTGTCCGTGTAATTGTTCCGCCACCACTAGCAGGAGTAGACCATACGGTTGTTCCGCCGCTTACTGTTAATACTTGACCAGTAGAACCAATGCCAAGGCGAGTTGCGCTGTTTGTGCCATTACCAACAATTAAGTCGCCCGTAGTAGTAATTGGGCTTAGGGCATTAAACGCCGCCGCTGCTGTAGTCTGACCTGTACCGCCGTTAGCGATAGGAAGAGTGCCTGTAATACTGCCTGCTGGAACAGAACCCCATGAAGGAGCGCTGCCCGTATTACCTAAAAGAACTTGCCCAGTATCGCCTGCTGCAGTTATTTGTAAAGCACTTGTACCGTTGCCGTAGACAATACCGTTAGCAGTAGCTGAAGTTATCCCAGTACCACCAGCAGCAACAGGCAACGTACCAGCAGTTAAAGTAGAAGCGCCAGTTGAGAAAAGAGCATTATTAGCGCCAGTAAATGTTGTTAGCCCCGTACCGCCATAAGCAGTACCAATAGTTGTACCGTTCCAAACAGCGTTAGTAATAGTTGCATTACCAAAGTCTGCGGTGGGTATACTAAAGTTGTATGTGCCAGGTAAGAAAGAGTAAATACCCCAAGTACCTGCGGAAGTTGCAATACTTGTTGCGCCTAATTGAGCAGCACCACCAGGCGGAACAATATCAATCGTAGCGCTGGCGTTGTTTGTAATTGTTAAAGCCCCGGAGGAATTATTAACAAAAACAAAACTTTGTCCAATCTGCAATGTTGTAGCGTCAGGAAGCTGGATAGTTTGGGTGGTAGAGCCAATTAAAACCTGCGTTCTTGCAGAAGCTACTGTTAAAACCGTTGTACCAGCGGCGGCTGTTACCGCAGTAAAGCCAGATGTAAAGTTGTTAAAGGTAATATTAGCGTTAGCGTCTCTTAATACAACGGAGTTA